ATATAAAAAAATAGATGGTACTAAAATAAAATGTAAAAAAGCTTATAGAATTTATTTTAGTTTTCCAGAATCAATTAATTTTAATTTATCTAGGTTAGAACGAAAATTAGATAAGTTAAAGTTAAGGGATAAATACTCATCAAATAAATTTATTTCTTCTATAGAATATTATGGTAAAGAAGAAGCTAAATGCATCATGGTTGATAGTCCAGAACATTTATATGTTACTGATGATTATATAGTTACACACAACACAACGATGATGACCAAATTTGCTAATACTGCTATGAATGATGGTAACAATGTCTTACAAATATTTTTTGAAGATAACCCAAAGGTAATTCAACGAAAACATTTATCATGTTGGTCTGGATATGATTTGAATAGTTTATCCCTACATAAAGAAGAGATACAAACTATGGCTGAAGACATGAAAAAAAATAGTAAGGGTCAATTGAAACTTAAAAAATTCTCTAGTGATGGTACAACAATTCCAATGATTAAACAATACATTAGAAAAAAAATAGCTGGAGGTTTTAGACCAGATTTAATATTATTAGACTATATTGACTGTGTAACTCCATCGAAAAAATTTGATGATGTAAATGCTGGTGAAGGTAGTGTTATGAGAGAGTTTGAAGCTATGTTATCTGAACTAGATATGGCTGGTTGGACGGCAATTCAAGGTAATAGAAGCTCAATTAAAGCTGAGGTAGTTGAAGCAGACCAAATGGGTGGTTCAATTAAGAAAGCACAAATAGCTCATTTTGTTCTATCTGTAGCTAAGACTTTAGACCAAAAAGAAGCTGGAACAGCAACAATTGCTATTCTTAAATCACGTTTTGGTAAGTCTGGTATTATATTCGAAGATATAACATTCGATAATGGTACTATACAAATAGATATGGGTAAAAGTGTTGGTGGTAAAACTCACTCCCAACATAAGGTACAAAAAGGTGTTAATGACCAATTAAGAGTAAATGATATACTTTCGGGTGTTGACAAAAGAAAAGAGGTTTTAAATGGGTTGACAGTACCAACCGACAAATAACAATTAAAAAACAATTAAAATTATGTATTTAAAAGATAAGACACTTAAAAAAAGGTATTCTATATTTCCAGTAATTCACAATGATTTATGGCAAATGTATAAACAAGCAGAAGCTCAAACATGGGTGGCTGAAGAACCAGATTTAAGTAAAGACCGTTTTGATGACTTGAAAGACGAAGAAAAAGTATACCTTAAAAACATCTTAGCATTTTTTGCTATATCTGATGGATTAGTTATTGATAATCTATGTACAAACTTCTTAAATGAGGTTGAGATTTTAGAAGCACAATACTTCTATGGACATCAAACATTTGTTGAACAAGTTCACGCTAATGGTTACTCATTACTTATTGAAACTTATATAACAAATTTAACTGAAAGAGAAGAATTATTTAACGCAATGGATACGAATATTGCTGTTTCAAATAAAGCATCTTGGGCTGAAGACTGGATTAATCATCCATCATTTGGACACAGATTAGTTGCATTTGCATGTGTTGAAGGTATATCATTCGCTAGTGTATTTTCTGGTGTATTTTGGTATAGAAGTCGTAATAAAATGCCTGGTCTTGGAGCAATGAATGAATTGATTTTAAGAGATGAGACATTCCATTATGAGTTTGCACTTAATTTATATAAAAATTACTTAAAAGACGAATATAAACTTTCAGTTGATGAATTAAAAGAAATAATTTTAAGTTGTTGTAAAGTAGAAGAAGTATTTGTTAATGAAAGTATGCCAGATGGTTTACAAGGTTTAACTAAAGCTGATATGATTAAATACGTACAGTACGTTACTGATATCGTATTACATGATTTTGGTTGTCCTACTGAATTTAAAGTTAATAATCCATTAGAATATATGTCTAGAATTGGATTATCTAGTAAAAACAATTTCTTTGAAAAAAGAGAGGGTGAATACACAAGAGTTGAGATACCTACTTCAATTGATGGTATGTTTGATGAAGAATTTTAATTAAAAATATAAGACATTATGAGAATACAAAAAAGAGACAAATCAACACAAGCATTTACACCCAATAAAATATTGACTAGGATTAAAACCCAAGCCAAAGGTTTAAATGTTGACTGTGATATCTTATTTCAAGAGGTTATTCCCTTGATTAATGATAATATAACAACAACTGAAATTGATGAGATTATTGCATTTAAATCTGCTGATAAGATTATTCAACATTCACACTATTCATTATTGGGTGGTAGAATATTACTGTCAAGACAATCAAAATTAATTGGTAGAGAATTACAACCAGTTGATTTAACATATGATTTCTTTGCAGCTACAACTTTTTTAACTAAATATTCGTTAAAAGATAATACTAAAGCACCAACTGAGTTACCTTCATGTATGTACAATCGTGTATCTAATTTTTTACATGATGACAATGAAGCTGACCGCTTAGAATTATTAGATGAACTTTCCTTAAAGAAAGGTAATTTTGCTACACCAACATATACAAATGCTGGTGTCCCAGAAAGAAATGGGATGATTTCTTGTAATCTTACACACTTGGAAGATGATTCATTTGAAGGTATTGAGAATACTCTTACTAAGATAGCTTCGGCATCTAAAGAAGGTTCTGGTATCGGATTATTAATCGACCCTCTTAGAAGTAAGGATAGTATAGTACAATCGTTTAAAGGAAATGCTGGTGGTGTTGTAAGATTAGCTGACATGGTTCAATCTAAGATGAGATTTTATAAACAAGGTTCTCGTTCTGGTAGTTGTGCTTTATACTTATCGGTTTGGCATCGTGATATATTTGACTTCTTACATTTAACATTACCAATTGGTGATGAGCAATTAAGAACTAGAGATTTATTCACATCCGTAATTATAAATGATTTATTCATGGAAAAATTAAAAGCAGATGAACCATGGTATACTTTCTGTCCAAACGATATTAAGAAAAATGGGTTAAGACCATTTCATGATTTACATGGTGAAGAATTTGTTGCTGAATATAATAAGGCTGTTGATTTAGGTATAGGTAAGGCTGTGAGTCCAAAAGATATATTTGATTCAATTATAAAATCTCAAGTAGAGAGTGGTAAACCATATGTTATGTTCAAGGACAATGCTAATAAACGTAATATGCAAAAAAATATAGGTGTTGTTAAACAATCTAATTTATGTATAGAAATTATTCAAGCATCTAAACCTAAATACACACCACAATGTACTTTGGCTTCAGTTAATTTATCTGAACACACTAATTTGGAATCAATTGCTAAAACAACTAAAATTTTAGTTAAAGCGTTGAATAAAGTTATCGATAAAAACAAATGGTCTGACGATTGGAGTGAGGTTGCTGGAATGGACCAAAGAGCCTTAGCTATTGGTGTTGCTGGAATGGCTGACTTCTTCGCTAAGAATAAAATATCATACGAATCAGAAGAAGCTAAACAATGGAATAAAGATATCACTGAAACAATGTATAAATCTGCTATTGAAGAATCAATGAGATTAGCAATTGAAAAAGGTGAAAATTATCCAGCATGGGAAGGTAGTCCATATTCAAAAGGTGAAACTTATATTGAAGGTTGGTCACCATTACCAGAAGGAGAACCAATTCCTTTATTAAATAGTTTATTACTAGGTCTTATGCCAACAGCTTCTTCGGCTATTTTATTAGGTGTATTTGAATCATTTGAACCAGTTACCTCTAATTTATTTACTAGACGTGTTGGACAAGGTGAGTTCTTAGTAGTTAATAAATATATGGTTGAAGAATTAATTCAAAATGGTCTTTGGGATGCAAAATTAATTGAAAAGGTTAAGAAAAATAAAGGTAGCATTCAAACAATTACCGAAATTCCTTCAGACATTAGATTCCGTTATAAAGATGTTTGGGAAATACCACAAAGAGTATTGTTAGATTTGGCAATTATTAGAAATAAATATGTTGACCAGTCACAATCTTTAAATATTTATCATGCAGATGCTAAATACGGTAAAATAGCCTCAGCGTTAATGTATGCTTGGAAAGGTGGTTTAAAAACTGGTGTTTATTATACTAGAACTAAATCTAAATTAGAAACTAACACTAAACTAGCTAGTAATGCTGTGATTGAAGAGGTTGAAAAACCAAAAGATTCACCATTTGACTGTTTTGGTTGTTCAGCTTAAAATATAATATAATACAATATAATAAAGGGGTTTAACGACCCCTTTTTTTTATTTACCATATTTACTTATAAAAATAATTTATTATTATATTTATCTAATAAAGAAAGTTATGGCCAACGGCAAATTTATAAATATTGATTATCCATTCAAAGATAGTAAGGACGGGTTTTTCTTAAATTTAAATAGTGAGAATAATCAAGCAATAAAAGCTGATTTATTACATTTAATATTAACTAGGAGAGGTCAAAGACTATATAACCCAGATTTTGGTACAGATTTATTAAGATTTATTTTTGAACCAAATGATGAATTAACACTAGAAGGTGTTAAAGGTGAGATAAGAGACGTGGTTAAGAAATTCTTACCAAAATTACAATTAAATGAGATTAATATTTATGATTCAGAAGAAAGCGAATATGCAGCTGTATTATCTATTACTTACACAATAACAGATGATGTTTTTACAACATCAGACACATTAGTGGTTAAACTATAAAATTATGCCAATAAATTATACATCTAGAAATTACGCAGACATAAGAACAGACCTTGTTAATTTAGTTAGACAATACTATCCAGACATATTCAACGACTATAATGATGCATCAGTAGGTATGATGCTTTTAGAGTTAAATGCTGCGGTAGGTGACATGTTATCATTTAATACTGATAGAATGTTTCAAGAAACACAAATAGATTACGCACAAGAGCGTAAATCTATATTATCTATGGCTAGAACATTTGGATTAAAAATACCAGGAAAAAGAGCATCAGCTACAATCGTTGATTTTTCAGTAACACTTCCAGTATTTGGTGATACATTTGATATTTCATACGCACCAATAATTAGAGCTGGTTCACAAGCAAGTGGTGCTGGTAAAGTATTTGAGGTTGATGAAGACATTGATTTTTCAAGTCCATTCAATATAGGTGGTATTCCAAATAGAATAATTATACCTAATTTTAATTCTAATGGTACTCTAATAAACTATACTATTACCAAAAGGGAAATGGTTACAAATGGTTTAACAAAGGTATTTAAGAGAGTAATAACAACATCTGATATTAAACCATTTTTGGAAATAATCTTACCAGATGATAATATTATATCGGTTGATTCTGTTATAACACTAGATGGTACAAACTTTGTATCTACACCTACTTATGATAAATTTTTGAATTTAAATAATAAATGGTTTGAAATGGATGCTTTGGCTGAAGATAAGATTTTTATTGAGGATTCCTCTTCAATATCAGACAATGCTGGTGTTAGACCAGGTAAATGGATTAAAACATCCAAAAAATTCATAAGAGAATATACTGATTTAGGTTTTACAAAAGTTATTTTTGGTTCTGGAACTCAAGATGTTAGTAGTCTTTCAGATTTTGATACAAATCCATCATTGGTTAATCAAATTGGTAATTTTATTAATAATATGTCATTAGGTATAACACCTAAAGCAAATACTACTATGTTTATTAAATACAGAGTTGGTGGTGGTGCTGATACAAATCTAGGACCAAACACTATAAATAGTGTTGGTATTTTAAATATGGATGTTAACGGTCCAAATAATATAATTAATCAAAGTGTTAAAGGTTCATTAAAGGTTAATAATTTATTCCCAGCTATTGGTGGTAAGAATAGTCCTAGTATTGAGGAAGTTAGAAATATGGTTAGATATAATTTTTCAGCTCAAAATAGAGCGGTAACGATTAAAGACTATCAAACTAAAATAGCACAAATACCAGGTAAATTTGGAGCTCCATTTAGAAATGGTGTATTTGAAGAGCAAAACAAAGTTAAGGTGTATATCTTAAGTTTAGATTCCAACAGCAAATTAAGTAATCAATTAACAAGTACACTTAAACAAAATATAAGTAATTATTTAGCTGACTATAGAATGTTAAACGATTATGTTCAAATTGCTGATGGTAGAATCATTAATTTATCATTAGAAATAGATTTGATGGTAGATAAAAAAGTTTCACAATCACAAATCCAAGCACAAGTTATTCAAGAAGTTACAAATTTCTTTGATATAAATAAATTTGATATGGGTGATAATATTTATATCTCTCCTTTGATGGAAACTATAAATAATGTAGGTGGTGTACTTAACTTGATTGATTTAAGAGTTTATAATAAAGTTGGTAACGGCCTTTATAGTATGAATGAGATTT